TATGACCCCGTAGCACGCATGCCTCCGCGTTCACTTGATGATCTGATCGAGCCGGTTGGCCTGCCCCAACCTGTGCCTGTGTCTCACAACGGGAATTGACCGCCCAACCCCGACGCTCCGTTCGGATTTTTCCTACGCCGCGTGATGCGCGACCGGAGGACTGTGGACATGCCGGCAAGGACTCGCCCTGGCGCTGAAACATCCCCCGCTCTGCAGCGCGGACGCCGTCATTGAAGCTGGCAACCTTCCTTCAACGGAGATCAGCGATGAAACGGAAAATCGGAATGTTCGCCGTAGCCCTTGGCTTCGGGCTTTTGATGACGGCTGGAAACGCGTCGGCCGTGCCGTTCGAGCCGTGCGAGTTCGATGGTCAGACCGGCTACACCTACAGTTCTGAGAACGGCCTCAACGGCTACCACCTGTGGCAGTGCGCCGGCGGCAACTGGTACTACCAGGCCTATTGCGGTCCGAACATCTGCATCGTCTGAGCAGTCGTACCGCGCCAAGCAAAGAGCCCCGCATTGCGGGGCTCTCTTGCATCACAGGATGATGCAGTAACCGGACGCGTTGTACTGGCATTCGTAAAAGAAGCGCCATTCGTTGTTGTAGCAGTGGTAGACGCGCTGCCCCCAGCCCTGGTCCACCGGCAAAATTTCTCCGTTGACAGGACAGGGCCCCGTCGGCCCTGGGGACTGGGCAGATGCCGATCCGATAGCCAAAACCGAGGCGGCCAACGCGACAGCGACGATATTCCTGATCGAACACTTCATGCGATTGCTCCTTGATGGTTAGCTGCGAAGACAGCAACGTGCGCTGGGGCTCACCCGGCGATCGCGACGGAACTGGGGAGTACAACCGCGTCGCGCGCACGTGCTGCCGATCCACACTGCTCTTGCAGCGAACGCGCATGCACCGGAAGAGTCGCACCTTTGCTATCAGGATTCTCTGACGCTTCGCGCTTCGGGAAGTGCGTCACGAAGAAGGGGCAGAACAGCAGCGTGCGCTGGGCGTAAACCGGCGTCCGAAGCGACATCCTAGGGAGGTGTAAGGCCTCGGCGCGCGCACGTGCTGCAGATGCAGCCTGCAGTGATGAACAAGCCTCTCGCCATCGGGCAAGCGCGCAGCTAGACGTCAGAGATTGCCGGATGGCGGCCCGATGTCCGCACCGGCCGGTGGCACCATGATTGGCAGCGACGGCGTCGCTGCGATGCTCTCATTGGCGATGACGTCGAACGCCGCCATCACGCCTCCCATCAGAAGCACGGTAGGCATACTGAAGGTGCTGCCGTCCGGCAGAGGCACCTCCCATGTACGCCCCATCACCTGGTCAAACCTGTGCTCTATGCGCGGGCCGATCGATTCAGCGAAGCGTTCGTTATCCCGGTAGTGCACCCAGACGGTGTGAAAGATGACACGGCCCGTCGATGTGGTCTCGTCCGCACGCGGCGGATCGGCCAGAAACTCAGTTCGGCGCGCGAACAGCTCGTCCCGATGTCGGTCGTCGATGACACGAATTCGAAGGTTCGTCATGCTCAGTTCTCCGCGGTTATCACGCCGGTGGATTGGCTCATCTCCAGCGTGTTGATATCGCCGCCAGCCACAGTGATGCTCTGGGTCTGTCGATTGCTCATCCTGAGCTCGTAGTTGCGCGACTGGGTTCCGCCATCGTTGTCCATGAACGCGATGTTCCCATTGATGGAGTGGGTCGCCCTGCTCGGTCCGGCGGGGTCATTGAAGATGTCCAGCGTGCCGTTGACGTTCTGGCCGGAGATGAGTTGCATCGGCCCGCCGCCCAACGATCTCCAGAGCTGGATGTTGGCCACGGTCACGCCGATTCCCGGGCTGATCACTGCCGAGTCCGCAAATGCCGTTTGCACCTGGCTAAACGCGTAGCTGGCATTGATCTGTATCGGCGTCCCGATGGTGCCAAAAGGCCCGGTGCTATAGGTCACATTGACGTTGGTGGAGCTCGAGTATCCGCCGTTTCGGATCGAGCCCGCGATGATCGATCCACGCAGATAGACGCTGCCCGAGTTGTCTGCCCAAGCGGTGGCATTAGCTTTCGTGCAATTTCCTTCGCCCACATTGGGGCCATACCATGCCATCAGGTTGTTCGTCTGGCCGAAGTTGATGCCGAGAACGAGCTGGATCGCCGAAGCATAGAAGCGCATGCAGTAGCCCCCGCGCCCCGTCCGCCCGAAGTTCACACCGATCGAACCGCTCGAGATGATCTCTAGTACATCCGCAAGGAACGAGATCACGCCGCGCTGGCCGTCGTTCTTCGAGACCATTCCAGTTACGTGGCCGTTGACGTTGGTCGTCAGGGTGATCTGGGCATCCTGGCCTGCACGAAGGGCAAGCGTTGCTGACGCTAAGCTAGCGTCGCTTCCCGTCCAGGCAGAGGGCGCGCCCTGCCCTTCTCGCGCGACTTCCAGCATCGGTCTAACAAGTCGTCCCACAGGGTCAAAGCCGGCATCTCCACCGAATGACCGGAAGCAAAACCGTGCGTAGGCGGCTCCCGCAGGAATAGTTGACGCGACGAACTGTCGTCCGAACTGCTCGATTGTCGCCGGAATAACTGTGAGTGCGTTTGAAGCCGCGCCGCTGTGTTGCTCATCAAAGCGGGCACCTGAATCCGAGTAGTACGCGATACCCACAGTGGTAATCGCGCGATCACTAGTCGTGTATCCAGACGCAATCAGCTTCGAGCCAATCAGCGTTGCTCCTAGAGGCACAGGCTCCGAACAGTACTCACCTACTTGGCCAGGCGTCGCCGGCCCGGGCCGGTACATGACTAGGGTGTTGGCGTTTTTAGGCACATAGAGCAGGAGCGGTGCATTCCACAGAGGAGCATCAACGCCTAGCCCGTTATTGCCGATCACCCAGTTGTCCACACCCAATGAAAGGTTGGGGTCCGCAAGCAGATTGCCGTTTCCCAACTGCCCAGATCGAACTTGGGTAATCGCGGCGGCGAATTCCTCCCCTTGCTCGTCGATGTCCGTACGCATCTGGCTGATCGCCTGGGCGTTCTCACCGACTGCATCAGTGACCGTGCCAATATCGAGCCAGTACTCGGGATCAGGCGGCTCGACATCGTTCGACGGCTGGATCGCGCGGTACATGCGGCCGGCGCGGTAAACGATGTCTCCGACCTCCCAGTCCGTCTCTTCGTCCCACGGCGTGCCTGCCAATGCCAGCGCTTCCGAGGCTGCCGCCTGCGCGCGTGCCGCGTCGAATGCAGCATGATCAAGCCGCGTTTGCTCCTCAACTTGGAGCCGCGTGATGTCCTCGAGGCGCTGGCCGAGGTTCGCGCCCAATGTCTTCGTGACGACCCGCATGCCTGTCGATAGCGTGCCACTGGTATTGCGCGATCGCGCGGCGAAGGTCCACTGGCCGGACTCCGGGATGACCGCCTCGAACGGTGCGGTGTAGTACCCATCCTGACCAACAGGTGCCATCTCATCCCAGTCGGGGGCAGGCACATTCCCGGGCGCGTAGCGGATCTCGACGCCCGCGAAGTCCGCCGACTGCGTAGTTCCGGTCAGCCAGCCCCAGGTGTACAGGCGCACGCCGCCGCTGCGCTCTGTGACGTCGAACAGGTCGACCAGCACCGGCGGCGCGTCGGCGCCGATGGTGCTGTAGATCGTGGCGACGGCGACGCCGGGCTGGCCGTCCGGCGCGAACGGTCGCACGACGATCTGGTAGGTGCCGGCGCGCGGGATGCGCCAGACCGCGGTGCGCGTGGTGGTGCGCGCAACCTCCTCCAGCTCGCCGTTCTCATTCGACATCTGCACCACGACGTCGCCGACCGGGCCGGTGATGTCGTAGGTCGCGACCAGCTCGGTGAACACCGTGTCGCCCTGCGGCACCTGGCGCTCGGAGATGACGAGGTTCGACGCGATCGGGCGCGTCTGCAGCAGGCTCTCGTTCGGCGCCGGGATGTAGTGACCGGTGCGCACGTAGAGCCAGTACTCTGGGCTCTCCGGCACCACAGCGACGCGTGCGCCCTTCAGATCGCTTTCCGGCTCGATCGCGACCACGCGCACGCGGTAGCCCGGCGTGGCTTTGAAGTCGTAGCACCAGATGGTGTCGTGCGCCGGGTTGCCGTCGCTGTTGCCGGGCAGCGGCGCATCCACCGGCCAGGCGCCGGCGAGCGTCAGCGTGCTGCTGGTGTCGGCGAACGGCTGTACCGGGAACACGCGATAGGTGCGCTCGCCCGGAATCCGCAGGCCGATGTAGGCCCCGCCCGGGGGAGGCGCGGGCACGGGCTCATCCAGCGCCAGCGACACCACACCGCCGACCATCGACGCACCGACCAGCCGACCGCTGAAGCCCCACTGCGTGAGGTCGTGCGAGAGCGACAGTAGCGAGAGCCGCTGGTAGCTCAGATGCTCGATGTCGGTGGCGAAGCTGATGTCCTTGTACTGGTACAGGCTCTGCGCAAGATGCCAGCGGGCCAGCATCGCGGCGTGCGCCTCGCTGGTGATGCCCTCGCCCGTCAGCGTGGCCGGGTTGAGCATCGTGGTCACGCCCGGCGCCGGCACGCGGATGGTCTTCGTCGACCAGTCCTCGGCGTCGTAGTAGCTGTACTCGATGCCGTCGGCAGCATTGGCCAGCGTGTAGTCGACCTGGAACTCGCCCTTCTTGATCGTGGCCATGTTCACCACGCCGGACAGGGGCTGCTCGTCGGATGCCCAGACCACCGAGAGGCGGCCACTCGCCGATGTCACCTGACCGAAGCCAGCCATCGCGAGCGCAGCCAGCATCTCGTCATGGCTGCGCGCATCCTTGATGACGTAGTTGTAGTGGAAGCTATTGGCGGCGCAATGCAGCATGAAGGCCTGCAGCGCGGCGATGTCGATCTCGTCGTCGGACTTGCCCATGCCGGCAATGCGGTTGCCGTCCTCATCCTCGATGCCCCGCGCGTACTGCAGGATCTGTGCGCCGGGATTGCTGGTTTCCTCGGTCACCCACCCGGTGCCCTTCCAGACGGGGATCGGTCGGCTATGCACTACGCATCGCAGTTCGTCCGGCGCGCCGTTGAGCTGGCCCGTCGCCTTGATACGCACGCCGATGCGCGGGATGCCGGCATAGCTGGCGGTGTCGGCCTGCACAGACGTCATCGTCGTCCACTGGAACTGGGCGCGGCCGTTGGATCCTCCGCCGTCCATTGCCTGCCCGAGGATGCGCGTGCGAACGTCGTACTGGCCTTCGGCGACATCACGCGCGAGCGTGGCGCGCTTCTGGTCGTAGCTGCTGTTGGCGAACTGGCGAGACAGCAGCGGGATCCACTGCGTTGTACCGATAGGCCTGTACTGCGATTCAACCGTCTCGCGGTTCGTGTACGGCCGGCCCTTGCTGTCCTGATCGCCGAGGATGAACTCGAAGTTGTTCTGGATGCGAACCGTGCGCGGCGGCGTCGTGCGCTGCACCCATACTTGGTTCTTGTTGAGCTCGCCACCCGTGATCGTGTCGGCGTTGCTGTACAGCGGAATCTGCTGATCCGCCATGCCCGGGAACCCGGCCTGGTAGACCTGCACGCCCTGGAACGACGACAGCAATGCATCGCCGTTGAACAGCGGCTCGAATCGGTGCGCGTTGACGCCTGGCGTCAGCACCATGCCCAAGTACTGGTCGCTGCCTTCGTACCAGCTGTAGGGTGCGCTCAAGATGTCCGGTGCGTACTTCACCGTTCCGAACACCAGCGGGAACGGTTGGTAGGGCCGAGCCTGATTGCGGCCGGCTCCGATGTTGTAGACCGTCTGCTGCTGCGCTTGACCGTTGGCACTGGCCGGCTTCGGCCCCAGCACCTTGTTGATCAGCAAGCCGCCGGCAACGAACGCAGCCGCGTAAACGGCCGTGGCCGCCATACCGGTGGCGCCCAGCGCGCCCGCCCACGCTGCGCCCGCGCCCATCGTGAAGTAGGTCAGCGCGATCATCGCGACGATGTAGAGAGCCTGCTTGCGCACGACGCCGCGCACCTCAATGACGGTGCGGTCCTTCGGGCGCACGCGGTCCATCACCTCGACCGGCACCAGCACGCCATTGATGCGGACCTCCCACGCATCGCCGGTCCAGTCCGGCACCGAGCGCCGCAGGAACGCGCCCAGCGTCTCGCCGGGGATCAGTTCCGCGGCGATGTTGGTCTGCCCTTCCAGGGTGACCGGGTGCGGCGTGGTGATCAGCTGGCCGTGGCCGGCGGGGCATTCCATCAGACCCATGCGTAGAACCCTTCGATCGGTGCGCCGAATTCCGGCAGGTCGCGCGCGCGGTGCAACACACTGCAACCGATGCGCTCGCTGGAGTGCAGGACGTAGGCCTCGTGCGCCAGCCAGAAATAGACCCCGGCATGTGCGGCGCGGCCGTGCTCGGTCATCAGCACGAGATCGCCATTGCGTGGGTCGTCGGTCCGAACGCCGTAGGCCTTGGACAGTTCGCCCAGCGACAGCTGCCCACGCGTGCCGCGCGGGCGACCGTTCGGCAGTTGGATATGGCGGCCGAACAGCTCGCGCTGCACCAGCGCCACAAAGTCGGCGCAGTCCAGCGTGTCCTCGCAGTACGGGATCTCGGTGTAGCGCTCCACGTCGGCAAGGCGCATCAGAACAACCCCGGCGCGGTGTGCGGGTTGTAGCGCAGGCGCACGGCCTGCTGGCGCATCAGGAAGTCGACGCCCAGCTGCGCGGTGACCTGGCCTGTGCCGGCTGACACATTCGTCATCGGGAGCCGCCACGTGCGCTCGTAGACGTTGGGGTCGGACCGGTCGGTCAGGCGAATAACACACATCACCAGCTCGTTCGGCTGCAGCGCCTCGAGGTCCTGGGTCATCCCCAGACCAACGTTGTCGATCACCAGCTGCGCGCGGGTGGTTTGCCCCGCGACATCGTCGGGCCCCTTGAATCCGAATGGGCATCCGACGTACTCGAACCCGTTGCTGGTCCAGTTCTGCGTGTCGTTGGCAATGCGCAGCGTCTCGGGAATCGAAGGCGCGCTGATTTCCAGCAGCAGCAGTTCGCCGACCGTATCGGTCACCCGCTGGCGACGCTCGGTGAAGGTGCTCACCGCAGGTACTCCAGCACCACGTCACGCGTTGCGCGCGTGTAGCGCGGATTCCTTGGCACCAGCGTGCCGATGTCCCCGCCCCGGAAACGGCCGCGATGCGTCGCGCCGGTACGCGGATGTACGAAATCGAACTCGCCGATGCGCTTGATCGTGTCGAAGTACCAGTCTTCGAAGCTGTCCGGAGAATCCTTGCTGGTGAACAGCAGCGTCGCGTTGACCTGCATCAGCACCTGGGAATTCAGCACGCGATACTTAGGCTTGCCCCGCTCCATCTCGGTGCGCTCCACCGAGGGGTCGAACGCCTCGCCGAAGCCCTGGAACAGAATCTGCACGTCGGCCGGCAGCGTGGGCATCACACACGCTCCCGCAGGTCGAAGCGGTTCTTCAGATCGCTGGACCACGCGCCGCCGTTCAGCGCCTCGCGGCCGATGTCGATGACGTATTTGCGCATCAGTTCCCCGTTGGCGCCCATGCTGGTCTGCTCGCGCGCTTCGACGCGCTCGCTGCCGTAGTTGTTGATCTGGATCTGCGCGGGGGCCGAGCCACCGCCTACGCCCCCCGTCGCCGCTGCCGCGTGGGCCGGCACCACGACGCCATCGGCGCCGGGCATCAGGTAGGTCTTGGTGCCCTGTCGCAGCAGCTCCGGCCTGCCCTGCTCCGTCACCTCATAGAGGCCGTCGCGACGCACGCCGCCGCCCGTGGCGCGCCCCCCCATGAACGACGAGATGAGCGAGCCCCAGAAACCGGTGCCAGCACCGTTCGCGCCGCCGCCCGCGGCGCTGCCGAAGCCGTCCATCAGCTTGCTGGCCACCAGGTCGGCCGCCATCTGCAGGAGCAGGTTCTTCCAGCGGTCCTGGATGCGATCGGCGTTTCCGCTGAACGCGTCGAACAGGTCGTCGCCCATGCGCATCTGCGTGCCTTCGGCGAAGTCCTCCATCAGCATCTTCATGCTGGGGAAGTTGCGGCGTGCGGCCTCTTCGGCGGCGTCCAGCTCGTCGCGGGTGCGCGCGA